AAAATGATAGCAGAACAATGGAGGGACAAAGTAAATAGTTTTCAAGAAAAACTATACAGTTATAAATCTGTAAAAGAGATTCCGAGCCAATGGATTGAGGATAATATTTTTTTACCAAAAGAGGTTTCCAGATTTAACGGCCGTATGAGTTACGATCTATCGCCATATTGTCGGGAAATTGTAGATACTTTACACCCGAGCGATCCAACTAAAATGGTGGCGGTTATGAAATCCGCTCAATCTGGAATTACTCAAGGTTTGGTGGTTCCTGGTATGGCTTACATAATTTCTGAAAATCCAGATAATTTTTTATTTACTGCTGGAGATAAGGATTTGGCAAAGAAAACAATTCGGGAGCGGTTTGATAATATTATGCAGGCTAGTAATTTAAAGCATCTAATTAGGCCCAACACTATAAGAGCGAAGGGTCAACGATCTGGAGACACGGATTTATCAAAGGAATTTGCTGGCGGATCCGCAATTATTGAGGGAACCAATAACGCTAGTAAGTTTAGATTTTTCAGTGTTAAGACTGTTCTCATGGATGACTTTGATGCTGCTCCAAAAAGTGATAAAAAAGAGGGAAGCATTAGAAAGCTAGTTGAAGCGCGTCAAACCTCCTATGGTAATTTAGCGAAAATGTATGTTATTTCCACGCCTACAGAAACCCAATCGTCAAACGTTTATGAATCTTACATGCAAGGGGACCAGAGAAAATGGCATTGGCTTTGCGAAAAATGCGATGGTTGGATGCCTACGGATTTTCAAATTAATTTACCTAACAACAAACGCGCTGGAATAGTCTGGGAAACTGACGAAAACAATAAACTAATAAAAAATAGCGTAAGATATAAATGTCCACACTGTGGCCATAAGGTTAGCCAAAAATCAAAAGACAAATTAAACAGAAGCGGCAAATGGATTGCAACGGCTCAAGCAATAGAGGAAAATTATAAAAGCTATTATATTAATTCGCTTATAATACCTCCTGGCTTTTTTAGCTGGCAAGATCTTGTAAAAGAATTTTTGGAAGCATGCCCGCCAAAAAAACCCGTAAACGTTGACATGTTAAAAGCGTTTTACAATGTTCGGCTAGGTTTACCATTTGAGGAACGTGGCGAGGCTCCAAAGATCATGCAATTAATGAAAAATACGGGAACCTATGATATTGGAATAATACCAGATGAGCTATCAAAGGAGGACGGAAACGGCGAAATTGTTTTTATATCTCTTGCTGCTGACCTTGGAGGAATTATGAATACCGATGAAGATATTGAAGATGTAAGAATCGATTGGGCAATTTCCGCATATGCTGCAAATGGTGTAAAATATTCAATCGATCAAGGAGCCATTGGAACTTTTAAGCGTAAACATACAAAATCAAAAAAGGAAATTGAAAAAGATCATGAGAGAAAAAAATACACTTACATGCATGGTCAGAAAAACAGCGTATGGCCTATTTTGGATAAAATAATAAAAAGCGATTTTATTGGGCAAAGCGGAACTGAATATATTATTAGCATTTCAATAATCGATACAGGCCATTTTACGAGGTATGCAGACCAATTTATTAATATGTTTGACGGAAATAACCCTGTATATGGAATAAAAGGAAGGTCGGATAAAAAGTTTAGATCTGAGTCAAAAGATACGCCAGCAGTTAAGAGGAGTCGAGAAAATCCTAAATTATATATAGCTGAGGTCGATCAGTTAAAAGATGAGCTAGCTAGTTATATGAAGCTCAGAAAAACGGATGATGGAACACAGCCTCCAGGGTTTATGAATTTTCCAACTCCCAGGGATGGTAAATATAGTTTTAAGGATTATTTTAAACATTTTGAAAGCGAGCAAAGAAAGGAGATAAAAGAGAACGGTCAAGTTGTAGGATACAAGTGGGATAAAAAAACTACAATGATTGAGAATCACTTCTGGGACGTTGAGATATACAATATCGCTGCTCCTTACATCTACATGGATTTAATAAAGAGAAGCAATCCTTCAAAATTTAGGCATTTAGATTGGGCCAGCTTTGTGGAATTTGTTGGAGAATAATAAGAATAAGCTTAAATCTTAAAGTTTTGTTAATAGTAGTTTGTGAAGTTTCTTCATAGTTTATCTTTGTAATAAAAATAAACTATGAAAGTTGAAGAAGCGCAACGGCCATTAATAAAGGGAGAAATATTTTTAGTGCCTTGTTTGGTAAAAAGAGAATTAGAAGATGAACAAAATATTTGGTTAGATATAAAAACTAAAAAAAATATTAAGATTTTTGTATTACCGATTATTAATCATCCTCATAACGATGTTGAGAATGGTCAAAAAGAAAGTCATTTTCATTTAGATTACAGATTTATAAATCATAAAAACGACGGTAATTTTCCAACGGTCATAAATTCTCATTCTTTGCACACATTTGCAACTGAATTGAGACCTGAGAAAGATTTTGGAGATTTAGAATATCATTTATTACCAGTTTTAAATGAAGATTTTACAGGCATTACGGATGTTTCTTTAATCGAAAAGTCAAAACTAAAAAATAAATGTATTCATAAAGGAAAATGTCCTCATAGGGGATATGATTTGAGCCAAGTAAAAGCTGACAAAGATGGGGTAAAAACCTGTCCTTTGCACGGCTTAAAGTTTAACAAAAAAGGAGAGGTAATAAATAAAAAACCATAGTTAACAAATTTTGTACTATATTAGCAATCTAAATATTAATTATTAATTAAACCCGTAAGAATGAAAAATCTTAAATTTATGCTTTTGCTGGTCATTTGCTTTATGCTATCGCCCGCCGTTTTCGCCTTAAATGACGAAACAAAAGAATTGAAAATTGAAGTTGTAGACTTTGAAAAACAAGCGTCTCAGGATGCTACTTTTGAAAACTTTGCCGATTTTAATTTTGATGTAAAAATTTTAGAATCCTTTGGACTCGACCAATTGCACCCGACGCAAAAAACGCAATTAATAAAGTTTGAAATAAATTCTGAAAATGAAATCTTGCTAAATAAACGATTAAATAACAGCAAGAAAATTTTATATATAAAAAACTTACAAGCAATCAATTCAAAGTTATATCTTATACATATTAATCCGGGTTTGCGAAAGTAAGAAATCTATAAAATTAAAAAAAAAGCTATTGTTAACCTCAATAGCTTTTTTTTATTATATTTGCTTTTATGGGAATAGTAGTTTACACCTTATCTGAATACATAACATCAAGAGAAAGCAACAGGGCAAAGATTGACGCCTTACAGCTTTTGATTGACTCCATGTATGCTAAAATGATTGATGCAATCGATGATTCTGGAACAGCTTCTTATACTTTAGATGATGGGCAGATGAAAATTAGCACAGAATTTAGATCTTTAGATCAAATAATCAAAGGAATACAGGCTTTAGAAACTCAGCTACAAATGTATATTAACCGCTATAACGGCCGCACAACGATATTGAGAGGTCGGTTAAACTATTAATTTATGGCTTGGAATGACTTTTTTAAAAATAAATCTGATAAACCTAGCAAAGCTACCGGCAAAGATGCTCAGCAAAGCGAACTAAAAAAATTAGATCCTAGTAGTTTTGGAGGTAATTACATGCCAGCCTATCCGCGTACTCAAAACCTAGTATACTCTGCTGCTTTCGACGGTGAAAAAACCATTGGAGAGCTTGGTAATATTTACGATTTAAAGCCAGATCATTTAAAATTAAGGCTCAGAGCTTATGAATTAGATCTTAAAACAGATTTAGTTAAGTTAATTACTGGAAAATTCTTTAAATGGTGCGTTGGTACTGGTTTAAAGTTTGAATATGAGCCAGATAACGAGGTTTTGCAGTTATTAGGCTATCAACAAGTAAACGAGGACGATATTAATAAAAAAGAAAGGCTTTTTAATCTTTGGGCCAAATCTAAATTAAGCGATTATTCGGGAAGGCAAAACTTACATGCTAAAGCCAGTGATGCTTTTAAAACAGCTTTCTTAGGTGGGGACGCATTAATTGTAATGAGATTAGAGAAAACAGGAATAAAAATACAGTTAATAGACGGAGAACAACTTGAAACTCCATTTAATGACGAGTTAAAGGGGGCAAATAATAAAATAGTTGAAGGAGTTGAAGTCAATCCAAAAGGGGAGCACGTTGCTTTTTGGGTAAAAACTGACAAAAACAATAATTTAGCCGATTACGAAAGGCTTAAAGCTAAAGATTCAAGAGGTAATTTGATGGTATGGATGATTTACGGTGATAAACACCGAGTTGATCACCATAGAGGTATTCCAAAGATTAGCTCAATGATGGAGAAGATTTCTAAACTAGACAGATTTGTCGAAGCTTCAGTTTCTAAGGCTGAAAAAATGGCTGATTTAGTTTACACTTTTGAGCATGATGACAATTCAACTGGAGAAAATCCGTTAGGAGGACTAGGAGCCAGAAAAATATCCAACGTTACCAATGAAGATAATACTTTTGAAGAAAGCGGTAGAACAGCTCAAGCCCTAAGACAGTCTACAAGCGGTCAAGTATTAAACCTACCAAGGGGAGCGAAATTAAAGTCTACAACAAACGAAAGCGAGGTGAGTTTTGACCCATTTCATAAGGCAATTATTAGATCTCTTTGCGCTTCAATAGACATACCGCCAGAATTTGCCAATCAAATGTTTGAGCAGTCATATAGTAGCTCTAGAGCAGCTATTAATATGTGGGAGTATATAATCGACATTTATCGGGAAAGTATTATTGTGGAGCAGTTCTACAAGCCAATAAATCGCTTCTGGTGCTACTATCAATATATGAAAGGAACTTTGGATAGTCCTGGATATGATAAAGCCGTTGCAACAAGTGATGAAATGGCTTTGGAAGCTTATTATTCATCCAGATTTGTTGGTAAAAAAATGCAACATATTGATCCTTTTAAAGAGGCTAAAGCGATCAGATCATTACTTCAAGATAATAGCCCATTAATTAGTAGGGAGCAGGCAACTCAGATGGCTAACGGTTCTGATTGGATAACAAATTACAATAAATACAAAAAAGAAAATTCAAACATCGAGTTAAAACCTTTACTCGAAGAGCCTAGAGAAACTAGAAATGGAAGTGTAAACGGTAATAGCGGAGCAAATGGTAACGACGGAGAAAGCCTAAACGACTAGAAATAAAAGAAAAAAATGGATTCACAGATAACAGCAACAGCAGAAAATAAAAAAAAGATTTGGAGCGTAAACTTCCGCCCTAAAGTTGGTGAAAGTGTAGAGCATTTAGGGAGTCAATGGGTAAGCTTATCTGGAGTAAATACAGAGCCTAGTTTAGAAAATAGTGATGACTGGATAATAGCAAAAGAACCTAAAGATCCTATAATTACTGAAACTTCAGAACTTCTTAATAACGGTGCAGATGGGATTCACCCCTTCATAGATGAAGTAGAGCAAGAAGTAATAATTGGAGGGCTATATGATAATTTTCAAGTAGAAGGAAATATAATAGTAGCTACAAATACAGACGGAAAAGCTGTATTCACTGGATTTAATATTTCTGAGGATTATAAATTTATTCACCTTATTAATAATTCAAATTTTGATATTGAAATTAAAAACAGAAGCTCACGATCTCTAGAAGAAAATCAAATTTCATTACCAAACAATACCGCAAATGTTGGTCTTCAAGGGACTACCAAATTTGCATATATTACTAAGGGAGGCTTAAACAAATGGCAAATTATAGATGTCTTTGGTTCTAG